AGATACCATGTTTGCCTGTTGTGCTGTTGTAATTGTTAGTTGTACCTGTACGGGGAGGTAGACCGCGTGCTGCGCGTTCCGCAATTTCAGCTGCAGTCGTGTATGTATCGAGAGCCGAGCAGTATTGGCTAGCCGAGAAGAAGGCCCACTTGTCAAGCTGAGCCGCCACAAGATGATCGCCGAACCCGTAACGAGTATTCGTTAGGAGGTCGTAGAGACACCAGGCTGGATCGCTTGTCCATTGCGCTGCCCCGAACGATCCACCCCATACACCGCTGTAAATAAGTGCGCCTGTAGTTTGGTCTACAGTTGCTATGTTGGGGATACTTACCTTTACTCCTCGGACAAGGTATGTGCGGGAAGGAATGGACGAGAATTGCTCAGCGTTAATCCTTATAGCTGCAAGGGCGCTATTGGGATACGCGAGTTTGCCCCAGGTAATTTCGCTGTAGCTTGTCCAAGCGAAGGCGTTAGTGATCTTGGCGCTGCTGCCGCCTACGTCCTGCTCGGAGGAGTCGGCGGTGATACGTGTGACCTTTATGTCGATGGGAAACGGGCCAGAGTTAAACCCCTGCAGTAAGTAATTGCGTTGGTATGGACTGGCAGTACGTCCTCGGATCGTATCGTCTACTACTGTTGTGTAGCCGCCGCCGTTTCGCTGAACAGAAATCTGGAGGCGAAATACGGAACCAACGATGTCGCCTTGATCGGTTATGCGCTGTAGTGCAGGCACCGTTATTAGTACCCTAGCGCCATCTACGCTAACGTCTGTTATCGTTCTTACAATAGGGGTAGCTTGAACTACAGTGGTACCTACGTTGAACTCATTAGCGATTTCGTCAAAACCATCTAAGTAGCTTTGATTTTGGGTGCCCGTGCGTGTGAGTATGGTTACGTCTGAAAAGTTGTACGAGTTATCGGGGTTCTGAACCGGAGTATTGTTGAAGTAGACGGACTTAAGTCCGTCCTTAAGACCGCTGATTTCTCCTTCGCTGAGTAGATCAACGACTTTGGCGTACGAGGCAGAGAATAAGCTGGAGGCTTCCTCGGTGGGAGTGCGCTGCTGACTACCGCCGCCGCCGCCTTTACCGCCACCACCACCACCGCTGCCAGCAATAAACTCAGTCATGCGCTTACCTGATCTACGTCAATGCCGGCACTAATAACGACTGAACCAACAAGCATTTCGCCGTAGACAATCGGTACGGGTGTACCTTGGCGACTTGTGTTCTGAATGCCGCTGAAGCTGTAGGACTTGCGTGGGTCGTTGGGGGAGTCGGTGCCTAAGGAGAGGGTGGGGGTTGGGGTAAGGAGTTGTGCGACGCCGCCTAATGCGAGGCTTGTGCCGATACCCAATACCAGACCCTTGAGCGCAGTGCCGAATATCAGAGCGGTACCTGGGATAAAAATAGAAGCGACGATTAACGCTGCTCCTGCGATGATTCGACCAACGGCGCCTGCGCCGGTCACGACGGGAACGATTTTGATTGGCTGCTTACCGGCGGGGTCGTGCAGCTCGTCTTCAACGAGGTCGTAGTCACCGAGACTTACGCGGTAGTGCTGGTCCGCCATGTGACGTTCCAGCTCTGGCCAGTTGGCGAGTAGGAAGCGCACGGCCTCAGCGGCACTGCTTACGTCGGCCTCAAGCACGCGCTTGCCGATGAACTTCGCCAGGCGTCCGTAGAGTTTGATCTTACGCAGCATGGCGAAGCCTCCTTCCCGTGCATTTTAGTAGCCATCCGCCGTAGAGGTCACGGCTGCTAAGGCGGCCTTGGAGGTGGTGGAGCACAAGCTGGTCGCCGAGGTAGACGCCGACGTGGTTGAGGCCGGTGCTGTTGATCGCCATAAGTAGGGCGTCGTTAGGTTGTAGTTCCTCGTCGTCGTTCAGTTCGCGGAAGCCTGTGTCGCGCCAGCAGGCATCGAACATCGGGTCTAAGCGGAAAGCTTCTGCGTGCAGGGGTCGCTGCCAGTCGCGTAAGTGGATGCCTTGTTTAGCGTAGTGGTCGCGTACCAGCGTCCAGCAGTCGGTTATGCCCCAGACCCACTGGCGGCCGACGAGTGGGGCGGTGTAGCCCTCGGGGTTACATTCGCCCCATGTCTCGGTTTTGGGGTTGACGATATACCAGGGGAGGTTCGTTTTTTCGCAGGCTAAGCGATCTGCTTGGGAGGGGAAGGGAGGGGTGGTTGGATGGCTGTGGACGATGGCGGTGATTTCGCCTGTGTCCTCAGCAGCGGCATAGTCGGAGGGGTCGAGGGCGAAGAACTCGTCTGGATCTGTTGCCAAGTTCTTGCAAGGCCAGTAAATTTCACGCCCTTTGATTACGACGAGCAGGCCGCACGCCTCCTTGGGGTCTTGCGCCTTCGCGTGCTGCAGTGCCTCGATTTTCCATTGCATAGGTCTTAAGTGAAGAATGTACCGATGCCTGGGTAGGAGCCGAACGGAAGCTGGCCTCGGATACCGAAGCGTAATTTACAGCTGCTCAAGCGCTTACCGCACTCGTCCAGTGCTTGGGAGTTTACACCTACATCTTTAGCGTTAAAATAGACTAGGCTGTTTAGGTCTGGATAGGTGGCTAGGTAGTATGTGGCGTTGAATTGACCGCCGGAATTACCGTTGCGGCCTTCCCATATGCCGTAGTTGCGGAAGTGTTGATTAGCGGTTGCGTTGGTGTAAGCGGCAGCGACATCGGGATAGGTGGTGCGATAATAGGTGGCGTTAAATTGGCCAGTGCTATTTATCGAGCGACCTTCGCTGTAACCGAAGTCGGCATAGTGCTCACGCAATGGCCTAGCTTGAGGGCCGACTGGGTTGTAGCCGCACTCTGTCGATAGGTATTTCCACTGGCAGATGTTGCTTATACATTGCCTTTTGGGCGCACGTACACCGGCGAGGTCGAAGGCCGCTACAAGCTCGAACTCAACGAAATCACGGGTTTCTACGGTTTTGCGGTCTATGTAATAGATTTCGCGGGGGAACTCTGCGGTACTGTCTGGTGTTCCGTAAGGGTTAGTACCGCCTGGGAAGTTTACGGCGTCGATGTAGCGAGCTAGGGTGCGGATGCGCGTCACTTTGGCACCCTCTAAGCCGTCCGGTAGGCTAAGTAGCAGTGCGGATATTGTGCCAAGTATGTTGCTTACGCGCAGCTTAGGGCGCGGTAATTGTCCGTTTCCTGTGTACTCAAACCCCTCAGCTTCTACGGGGAAGCGAGTGTAGCTGTTGCCGGCCCAGACGACCTCACCGTTGGCGTTGAGGCTCGTGCCGGCGTGGAAGCGGTAAGTGCTAGCTATTCCGTGTTGTTTGACGTTTAGTTCTAAGATGAACAGCTCGATTACTGCGCTGGGTGCAGCAGCCTGTAATGCAGCAATAGGTACAGTCACAGCGCTTACACCTCAAACACTTGACGGAATGTAGCCCTAATTTGGTTGTTATTGCAATTACTAAGCGTTACCTGCCACTCCTCACACACATACTTACCGGCAGAGCCTCGCGGTGGGGTCCAGTCGAAGTTTTCCACGCCGCCGCGTGCGTCTAAGAAGGCGACGATAAGTTCTCGTTCTGCGTCAGTGCGGTTGGAGAACACGAGCTGCCACTCCTTAGGGTTAGTGTTTAAGCCGAATCGTATCCGCTGCTCGTAACCATCGCCTGCCGCAAACTTACGCGCACGAGGTTTGCTTACCTCGGTGGGCTCGTAAGAGCTGACGTAGGTGAATGTAGCCATAAGTGCAGCTTAGCGGCTTAGTAGGCCGCCGGGGCGTTGCTGGCGTACCAGCTCCGCTTGGACGGCTTGGGAAATTACGCGGCCGAGCTGCTCGCCTTGGCCGGCATTGCCCTGGACCGCGGTGCCGGTCGCATCGACGCTCACGTTTACGGTAACTGGAGCACCTCCGCCTGCCTGCTCGACGCCGAGGCGCCCATTGGGGAGGCGGCGGAGCGGCATGATGGCTTCCGGGCCAGCCTCACCCATAAGCCCGAGGCGGCCGGCGCCGCCATCAGCGAATTTGAACATAGTCGGCTGATCGACGACACCGCCCATGGCGTAAGCGGTCACGTCGTGCTGGAACGCGCCACCCATGGCAAACGGGACGATGCCGTTGGCGGCATAGGCGTTGCCTAGGGCATTCAGCTTGATTCCACTGAACGCCAGTGGATTAAATCCGGCTTGGGTACTGCCAAACACAGAAGCACCAGATACCGGGCCAGCGCCAGAAAAACTGAATCCGCCGCTGCTGCCGCCGCCTATGGCGCCGATAATCTGCATAACGCTGCGCAAAATTAGCTGCTGAATGATCATACGCGATGTACTTTCCAGCACACTCTTGGCGAACTCTTGGAAATTCGCCTTACCCGTCGTGGTTAGGCTGAAGATGGCGTCCTCGACACCCTTGATGCCGGTCTGGGCGAGCTGGGCCGTGGCCTCGCGCATGGTGCCGATCGACTGGACGTAGGCTTCGGCGCCCTCGCGTAAGCCGAGGCCGATGCGCTCATCCTGTGTGAAGCGTGCTGCCTTCTGGGCGTCTTCATAGGCGACAGCCAAGTCCTTTACGCGCTGCACGTTGGAGTCGATCTGAGCGGTTAGCGTACTGTGACGCTGAATAAGCCCGTCTATTTCCGCTCTGCTAGCATTCGCTGCAGTAGCCTTATTTACGGCAGTTGTCTTTTCCCTCTCGGCTATTTCCCGCTGCAACGCTCCCAGCTGATCGACTTGGGCGAACTGTTCTGCAAGTGCCGGCGTAATGCCTTGCTGTAAGTAGGTTTGTTGTGCTTTGTAAAGGTCGTTTTGCTCCTGCAGGCGGCGTGTTTGTGCTTGAAGCGGTTCTAAGGCCTTTGTGCGAGCCTCGGCTAGATCAAGCGCTAGCTGCTTAGCACCTTGAGATTGTGCGGCATCCTTAGCGGCGGCGCTGGATTCTGGAGCGCCCTTCGTGGCCGGCTGCACAGGAATCGGGCGGATGTTCGGACCAACTGGATCGCCTACGCGGTAAGGCCTTCCGGCAATGAGTGTGTTTGTTAGTCCTGCAAGTACACCCTGCAGTTGGCCGGAGGCGACGTTTCCTAGGTTGCGGGCAAGCTTCGACGTTCCAAAGCCGCCTGGCAGCATAGCGCCCTCAAAATCCTTGCCTACGCCTGGTACGACGCGCGGCTGATCGAAAATAAGTGGGCTATACTCACCAGCTATGCCATTTTTTGCGCCAGCTCGTTGCAGCTCTGTAATAGCTTCTAGCGTCAACTGTTTGATTGCACTCTTTATATTAGGCCTTGACGTGAAACTAGACCTGCCGTCTGTGTGTTGCAGTAGACGACTAGGAGCAGTGCCCTGCTTTAGCTGCTCCATAATTCCAGTTTTTATTATACGAAGCTGGGCATCGGATAGATAGTCACTAATATCACCAAGAATACCGTAAATGGCGCCCTGTGAGTTAAGCTTCTTGAATACCGTGTCTGTTAAGTTTCCTAAAACCTGTTCAAACGTGGAGAAGCTTGCTGCAGCGGGCTTGCTGCGCGGGTTGCTCCTCCAGTTATTGTCTCTTTGCCGCCACTCTGCATCGACGGGTGACCATGTTTGTCTTACGTTTTCTACTCTCTCCGCCCGCTCTAGGACACGCTGCGTACGCTTAGGATCCGGTGCAAGCATCTGCTTGACCTCTCTACGCGAATATGGGTACGCACTCTCAGCCGCCGACTCAATTCTGTTGTACAAACGAGTGAAAGGTCGCCCGATCTGCTTCAGCATCTTTTGAAGCGGAAATGGTTGCAAACCTGCAATGTCTTCAAACTGTGGCTGGTCCGCATAAGCGGTAAAGAAGCTATCTGCAGTAACTTGTTGCTGACGGCGTGACTGCAACTGCTTACGAGCGTCTCTAATTTGCTGGTCAATCTCCATAATGCCGCGAATAGGTCGCTGCTGCTGCTTGAACCTCGGCGACTTTTCTCCGCCTAGCGCGTCAATAAGTTTATTCACGTCCATTGCATTCTCTCCACCTTTACCTGGCTCCGCTACAACTACTCCTAAGGCTTCTGCAATCTGGGTGTTAAACACGCCTCTCTGTGTGTAGAGAGCCATTAGCTTGCCTGCTGCGTCCAAACGCCTAGCCGTCCTACCGCTAGCCTCGTCCAGAATTTTGCCTACGTCGCGTGCGTAGGTGCGGTGTATATTGCCGAGCGTTTTAGCGTACGCTTCGTTAGCTTTGTTGATCTGGTCCGCTGTGTTTTTCTGGAAGTCCGCGACGGTGCGTGCGCGGTTAAACTCGCGGTCGGTGTAGTCTTCTTTTATTTTGATGTCGCGTTCGCGGGCTTCGCGGTAGACATCAGCGATGCGCTGCTCGGCTTCAATCAGGCGAGGGTCTTCGCCGGCCAAAAGGCGTTGCTGCCGAGCAATGTCCTCCTCAATGTCCGCCGTACCCCGCTTGCTTTGCGCTATCTCACGTTCCAGGGCACGCCGCTCATCGGCGAACTGGCGCTCCAGCTGTCGGGCCTGCTCCAGCGACTGCTTGCGGAGTTCCGCAATCTGCTCTTCGCGCTGAAGGCGTGCCTGTGTAATGGCTTCTTCGCGCTGCTCAAAGGCTTGTAGGTAGGAACTAGCTTGCTTGTCTTTACCATCTGCTTGTCCTTCCGCGAATTTGGTAGGTCCAGTAGCAACAGGCTTACCTGTTTCAGCGTCGATGTAGCCCTGCCCAGGGCTAAGGTAAGCTAGACGCCCGTTAACAATTTTGTATCCGGTGGGTACACCAGCGGTAGGATCTATTCCCTTGAATATAGTATCAAGTTCAAGACGAACCTTATAGGTCTTTTTAAGGCTAACTAGCTTATCCTCAAGGCGTACAACCTGTGCTGCAGCTTCAGCCGCGCTGAACCCGAAATTAAAGGGATCGGATGCCTTATCTAGTTCACTGGCAGCTTTTTTACGTGCGGCCTGAAGCTCGTACTCTGTTTTGGCAATTTGAGATGCTACGCTACCCGAGGGAGCTTTAGACGCTATGTTTAAGCTACGCTGTACTTCATCATTAAGTCGTTTTTGGTTGAGTAGGACATCTGCAACTTTTATAGCTGCGGCTGTAGCCGCTATGGCAAGCAGCGTCAACGGATTCTTAGCCATAGCAGCAGTCAATGCCAAAACTTGCGTCTTAGCGTATGTAAAAGCTGCAGCTAGGGCCTTAAGTGCGGGTCCAAGCAGTAATACTCCGGCGGTAGCTAAACCTACATTAAGGGTTAGCTTAGCGAGTTCGCTGCCTACCGGATCTACGACGATAAACGTAAGTGCGTTTCCGATTGCTTTGCACGCTGCAACCGCTGCAGGTGTGGTGTTAGTAATAAAGTCAACGAATGCGTTTTGCAAGGCGGCGCCGACAGGTTGCAGAGCGCGTCCCACCTCTAGCTGCATGTTCTTCATTGCAACGCTTAGGCGAGCGCCGGCCTCTTGGCTAGAATCGGCGATCTTGAGTGCGGTTTGTCCGTACTCGGTACTGATTAGCTGCAGGAACTTCATGAGGTCGTTCAGACCTACTTGACCCTGCTGGAGCGCCTTCTGCAGTTGAGGGCCGGTTATGCCGGCCGCCTTGGCGAAAAGGGTGAAGGTGCCGGGCAGTCGCTCAGCGATCTGGTTGAGTTCTTCAGCGCTGACCTTGCCCTTGGAGAAGACCTGCGTGAGTGCGAGGAGGGCGCCATCGGCCTGCTCGGCGTTGCCGCCAGTGGCTTTGACTGCCTCGCTTACGGCACGGAACGCAAAAGCGGAGTCGCTTACCGTGCCACCGGCGCCCTTGACGGCGGCGCTCAGGCGGGTCATGCCTTGGATCGCAACCTCCTGGGGGATGTTGAGGTCGCGGGTAGCCGAGGCGGCTGCGGACAAAGCCTGGCTGTAAGCGTCCTGTGAGCCGACGATGCCCCGCAGAGCGATCTGCAACTTGTCGATGCGGGCCGAGTAGTCGGTCACTGTGCCGAGCTGCTGGCGGAACATGCCGACCTGCGCACCAGCGGCCGCACCAGCGAAAGCGCCGCCCACGCCGCCCAGGGCCAAGCCGCCGAGACCGCCGATCAGGCCCTCGGGGCCGCCGAAGATGCCGCCGCTAAGCGCCGCGCCGACACCCTGGGCAAGTTGCATCCCGCTTAGGCGGCGACCCCCGGTAAGGCGCTCGCGTCGTGCCGTGAGCTGCTCCAGTTTCTTAGTTGCCGTGTCGAATGCTGGCGCGGTACGCCCAACGGCATTGCGTAGTTCGGTCCAGGCGCCTATCTGCGCTTCCAGACTATTTACGCTGCCGTTACTTGCTTTTGTAGTCTTATCAATATCGACGTAAATGTCGCGCAAGGGGCGGCGCGAACGCTCCACTGACTTACCTAAGGTGTCGTATGCTTGCGAGGCTTCAGTTATGACTCGCGTTCTGTTTTTGCTTTCCTGATCTGGGGTCATCACAGGACCGATCGGAGTCACCCCACGACCAGGGGCATTAGCACCCCCAAGTTCGCCTCTGCCAAAGAAGCGCTCGACACCGCCTCCGGGCTGTACGCCGTAGGCAGGAACTATCCCCTCAGCTCCAGGGGTTTGGTACGTGACGCTTGCACGCCTACCTCTACGCACCCGTACACCCTCGCCAGCGCTTATTTCCAGTCCCGTACCACGGGCTGAAGTTTGCCCAGCGGCAGGAAGTAGAAGAGGTGTACCGCTTACGCCAGCGCGTACACGTTGG